CCCATTTATTGAGGCCGAGATTGGCCGTTTGATTAGACGCCACTCAACATCGCCTCCTTAGTCGAATTTTAGTCGCGTATCATCTACGCTGAATTGAATGATATCGGTCTGCGCTTGCTGCATCGTTTCTAACTGTGTCCAAGTTAAGCGAGTCGTTGGCGGCTGTGGATACGAAACTTCTAACGTCTCCCACTCCACGTTATCAACGTCGTAGAATTCCATGAACGAAGCTTCAACGTCGGACCACTGAACGTATGAGAATGCGAATCGAACTGCCAAGTGAGCCGGAATGATTTCATTAACCGCGTCTACAATGTCCGGAAAGTTCTTCGGAATACCGCGATAGCCCGTAATTAGAATGTCGATCGTGTTCTCGCGATTCTTTTCGCTAACCTTACACGTATAGAACGAGTCAACTAACGCTTTAATTGCGCCAAGCGTCGATGTACCTGCGCCTTGTAACTTCGCCATAATACGCTGACGACGAGCGTTTAAGTCACGATTCCCTGCCGTAAGATTCAGCAGCGCCTCCCAACGGTCAAGCATCGGCTCGGAGCTTACGATGAAGAAGTTATCGAATACTTTGTTGAGTTGCGCCCGCATACGAGTTATTTCGTTCGCTTCCGTTTGAATAATCGCCACTGCTTCACGAATGTCCTTGTAGTAAGTCGGTATATAGTCGCCCATATCCTGACGAATATTACGCTCCGCCCAATAAGCGTCTAGTGTTGATTCGCAAACTAGGTCGGCGCTAATCGTTTTGAATCTTCGCATGGAGCCGGTCATGCTAGCTGTTTTTGCATTAACGTTAGCTTTTATATACTTACGTATGAGCGGTGTTTTTGCAGTAGTCGTTGTGGAACCGCTAATCGAAGCACCCAAAGGCTGAATACGTCGCATGTTTCCGGTAACTGCGGTCGATCCGTTAAGTTGAGTAAGGCCGAGCAAAATTTCCGCCATTTACTCCACCACCTTTACGCTAGTGTGACGGTGATATCTCCGGCCGCCACCCTTAATTGGTCGCCCGATGCGATGGTTTTAGATGCAGTTAATTGTCCGTAATAAAGCATATTGCCAGCAGTTTGTGCGTCATAAATCGCAATATGTGTAATAGTACCCCAGCTTGCAGTTGCAATAGGGAAAATTACGTCGGATCCACTAGAAGACGCGCCGTTTGATGGAATCGCAAACGAAATAGTTTGACGTACATAATCACCACCTGTTACTTCCGTCCCTGTTCCTGCGTCTGTAGGATCACTTGTAAATAGCGCTAAGTAAACGAATGTAGGCGCCGTGTATGTTTGACCACGTAAAGTCGTGTTAATTAGTACGTTCTCTAAATAATTGCTCATTGCTGTCATGCGTTTTCCTCCTTTAGTTAATCGTTATATTTACGGAACCAATAACCGGAACCTGGTCGGCTTCAATAGCGATGTTGGCTGTTCCGCCGTTTACCGTTAAGCCCGTGAAGTCGATAACGTTGTCTGAGTCGAGAATGGCGTTACCAATCTGCGAATAACGAACGATTTGATTACCGGTCGTAAACGTTTTAAGATACGTTTCAACGTGCTCAATAACGGAATCTTTGATCGTTGAAGTGTCGCTGGAATCGTTAGGCGTAATCGTTGCAGACACGTCAATCGAAATCTCGGTAACTCCGACTACTGTGACGTCAGCTCCTACCGGTCTTACTTCTTCGATGTGTGCCGCTACCTCTTCGATAACAGACTGCGCTGGGCTTCGGTTGTCGTTATTTACTACGACTAACTTCACCGTACCGGGCCCGTTCCACAACGGATAACAAGTCGCCACTGCGATACCTTGAATTTCCTTCGCCCATAATTCGTATTGATATTTGTTGCCTGACGTAATAGGACGCTGAACGAATTCGAGATAACGAGCGTATAAGGTTTCGTCTGATTCTTCGTCTACTCCGCCACTGAAGTCTTTCGTGTTGGTAGCGCTGATAATACCTTCAACTTCGGAAAGGTCCGTGTTTGTGACCGTGCCTGCGCTTACGTTTCCGTCAACGCCTCCGACTTCTGCTTCGGCTGCTGCCGTTGCGGATCCGTTATTAACCGTGACTGATTCAGTCGTAAGGAACGAAATGTCATCTTCGGTAGTTACGCGTGTACCTAACGGAATCTCTAAATCTTCCGGACCTACAAACGTAATCTCGCCGGTTGCCTTAATCGCTTCTTTACGTACTAGGCCCTGTTCGAGTACTTTGCGGTCGAGGAATTCGCCATAAGTTGATTCTGCAAATCCGAGGTCTAGTACGTTATCCATTTCAACATAAGTCTGTGCGAATTCGATTGCTGCCGGCGCGAGTAAGTCGTATACAACTGAACCTTCCCGCTTGTCAATGTCGGAAGGTATTCGTGCTAGCATTCTATCGAGAATAGTTTCGTATGTTTCGCCATCAAAAATCGTCATCTTTACACCTCCAATGCTTCGAATGTAATTTCTTCTCCGTCAACAGAGACGACAGTGAACGAGATTATAACCGTATCTCCTAAAAACGAAGTTTCTAAATCGGATATACTATCTATACGATCGTCGTAAATAAGCGCCTCTTCAACTAAGCGAGGAATCTCCGTTTCAACGAGTGCTCTAGTAACGCTTGTTCCGATTAGGTCTTCGATTTCACATCCGTAAGCGTCCGTATAAATAGAAAACCGTTCTCGGGCTGTAATTAACGCCTTCTGAACGGCTTGCTTTAACGCTTCTGTTTCGTCAATGAATCCGCCGATACGGCCGTTTTCAAAGTCGATTTTATAAGTTTTCGAAGGTTGATTGGCTTCGTTGGCTTCTGCTTCGGCGAGTAGTTCCGCCAACTCCTCTTCGCTAAAATCCGGTACTAAAGGCATTAATAAATCACCGCCTTATCGATTACGTAAAATACTTTGCGATCATCATCACAAGCTACGATAACGCGATCGTCTGGCTGTAGCGAATCAGCAACTCGACTAGCGAAAATTAAGTCGCTCTTATCGAGGTCAAATTCGACACTATCTAAGCGAATCGAAACTTCCGGAGGCGCAGATATTACTGTACCTAACTCGAAAGTGATGTCTTTGTTATGTCCGTGCAATCGCATTAATTGGACTAACTGCGACGCTCCGTTTCCTTGCGGTTTTGTCATACTGTCGCCTCCTTAAAATTTGATATAGTTACGCGGATTGACTGGGTTCTTCCAACGCCCTTTATGGACTTCGAAGTGTAAATGTTGACCGGTTGATCGTCCAGTGTTACCCATTAGTCCGATTTGCGTACCTTGATTTACTTTGTCGCCTTCTTTGAATCGACGTGAACCTTTACGCATATGACCGTAAACTGTTTCGAACGTCTGACCGTTGATGTTATGGACGATAAAGATAACTTCGCCATAAGATGCCGATACATAAGATTTCGAAACTGTTCCGCTAGCTGCTGCTCTAATCGGAACAGTGCCGGCTTTCGCAATATCGAGTCCTTCATGTGCACGGCCCCAACGTTGTTTCATTTCGCTGGTTACGACGCCTTCACACGGTCGAATAAATCCGGTGCTATTTGTAACCTTCGTAGTTGTCGTTGTAGTGGTCGTAGTTTTTACCGGTGTCAGAGAGCCGGTGTAATAACGAAGTACATGCGGAACATAGTTAACGTCACCGTAACGACGCCAGCCGTGTTTCTTCGCCATCATGGCCGAGAATGCTTTCGCATTTGCCATCGAGTAACCGCCGCGTGCCAAGGCCCACGGGATAAAGCCCTCGCCGAAATTGTATGCTTGGAGCGCGAGTTTCGCTTCGCCCTTAGATTTCTTTAATGTGTTTGCGAAGTACTTAACGCCTTGTTTAATCGACGCTTCATAACGTAGTACGTTTCGCCCTAAACCTAACGACTCACTCGATTGCATTAGATCCGGATAACGTCCGCCACTTTCTTGCATCATAAACGCAAGCAATAATTCGGTATAACCTTCAATACCGTATTGTTTAGCGTATTTACGAACAGTCGGTTCCCACTTACGTACAATCTGAGGAACGTTAGCTCTACCGCCTTTAAGCGTTACCGTAGTCGTAGTTGTCGTTCCGCCTGAACCGCTAGCCGTAGTTGCTTTCTTCTCTTCCGGTGGTTCATAGTCTTCTATTGGAATATCGAATGTGCGCGATAGTTTAAGAGACATCGTATGAAACCCGTCCGGCTGAAAGTTATGCGTATCTGAGACAACGTAAAAAGCCCCGGAAATCTGCGTCATAGATTCGCGAACTAGAATAGAAGATCCGCTTATGACGTTCATAATTCCGAGTGATTCCACGTCGAATTCCTGTTCCGGCTTATTTATCTGCGGTAACATACTTTTAGCGAGTGCCTGTAGTTTTTTCGTATCAGTTACTTCGCTAACATGTTCGTAGTGCTGCATCGTTCCGTATACGTTTTTAGCGTTTGTATCAACGGCGAACGCATGAATCGGTTTTGATTCGTCCCCGCCCGTTAAACTGACTTGCGTTTTAACGTCGTCCATGTTCGTACTGTAAGTAGCGCCGATTAGGTTCCTTCCGTCTTCAATGTACATTCGCGTGAGTTGTTCTTTCCGCTCGACTAAGTTAAGTACGCCACCTTTTGACTGAAGCGAAAACTGACGTTTATTTTTCTGCCAAGTTTCAGTTAGCGCAATAATAATAACGTTCCATAGCGTTTTATCACGTAGAATCAACTTAGGAATAACATAGCCAGTATCCGAAATCTTCCCCATTTTGATACCGAATCGTTTACAGAGGTATTTAACGATATCAGACGCCTTTTTGTTATCGAATCTAAAACTATCGGAAACTTTTGTTAAGTAGTGATTCGCGTCGTATGCGGTGATTGTTTCTTGTCCTCTATCGTCGATATCATAGCCGAAGATAATTCCCTGGAATAGTTCGGTACCGCCCGCCATAATACGAATCTTTCGCCCTAGCTTAAAGTAAACTTTGCGTTTCTTTCCATCGACCGTATTGATAAGCGAGATATCACATTTTCGACTAGCCTGCGTTAAATCACCTGAAATAGATACGCCCATATTCATATCGTTTACAACCGTCATTTGGTTACCTTCGTAATAGAAAATAGATAAGTTAACACGGTCAGTATCATAGCCACTTGTTACGTTATATTTAGACGTTGCCATTACGGAATCACCAACTTCGTGCCTGGCTTAATTACGAGATAGGCATGCTTCTTAACTTTTGTTTTGTTGGCGTTATAGATATCAATCCATTTATTGTCATTTCCGTAAAATCGTCTTGCGATGTGGAGAAGAATATCGTTCTGAACCGTTGTATAAATACGTTGTTTATTCTTATTACTCGGAGGCCGTGTTGTCTTCGTTGCCTCATAGCGAACAGATATCCAACGGAATTGTTTAAACGAAATAGTAAAGTAGATATCACCAGGACTACCCGCCCGCTCAACGTCGTATGAGAAGTCGCGAATAGTTACGAGATAGTTAATTTTCGTTCCGGTTACGACAAGGCGAATCGGTAACTTTGAATCACGCCACTTTTCGATAATTGCTACGTAAGTGTAAGGCGCCTTAAATCCTCGATACGAACAGTAAGCCGGATTGTATCGCGCTGGGAAAAACGTATTGAACGAGAACTCTCTCAAGCCGCGATCTCCGAAAATAGTAGCTTCGCCGAAGTTTGCAATACTTACGTCGTTATAGCCGAAAGGTGAATCGACAGTAACCGTTTCCGGGTTTACCGGCAGACGTACACGCTCCGTATTTCGTTCGTTTGTTAACCAAAATTCGATCGCCATATTATGCGCCTGCCTCCCCTGCTAAATAGATTTTTCGTGCTAGTGCTGATGCAAACTTGTCGATGTCGGCTTCTTCACGGACTGTCATTCCGCCCATATTGATAACTACGCTGTTGCCTGCACCTTTCGCGAATTGGCGGTTTTCCTTCTTCGTCAAGACACGTTCGCCTTGATGAAGTCGGTACATCATGCCGTTACGTGGTACGTAAGATTCCCCGTGGTATGACGATTTGTCTTTCTTCGACGGTCCCATTCCGGCTTTCGTACTCGCCATACTCGGCATTTTGAAATTCGGCATTTTGAAGCTTTTTACTGCGCTAACGAATCCGTTGAACTTAGATTTCACTCCGTCTATGAATCTTCCGACTGCTCCGAATACGGAAGACGCTTTTGATCTGATTGAATCCCAGTTACTCATGATTCGAATACCTGCTGAAACAACTTGACCAAATGGTCCCGGCAAGTTTGTAAGTATTGACCTTAACACGCCCATTTTATTCCATAGTGCGATGGCTTTTGCTTTAACTGTATCCCAGTTTCTATATAATAAGACCCCAGCAGCGACTAGTCCTGCTATTGCGATTGCTACTAACCCGATAGGATTCGCTGCCATAGCCGCGTTTAGTGCCCATTGTGCTATTGTCGTTGTTGCCGCTACTGCTCTATAAGACCGTATTAACTTAATGACCGTACCTATAATCGTAAGCGCCACTATAGATGCCTTATAAGCAATAAAAGCGTATGTTCCTGCGATAATTGCCTCTTTAATTAAAGGCCAATTCTCTATTACAAATCTAGCAAACGTCGAGATGATGTTGTACGCAGTTGTAAATCCGCTTGTAACTGTGTCAGAAAACGCTTTGATCTGTTCCGGTTTAAGGTTTCCGATAAAATTCGCCATATTTAACGCGGCTTCTTTAATCAGAGGCATCAATGGGGTAAGGACTGCGATTTGGAACGTTTCAAGTGCGCCTTTAAACTGCTCAACTGCTCCGGCTGCGTTATTCATTTTCTCCTTCGCAACATCCAACGCAGTAACTTTTGACATCTCGCTGGTGAATTTCTTAACTCCTTCAGCGCCTTCTTTGAAGAGGATGTTACCAGCACGTATTGCGTCACTTCCAAACATTGTTTCTAGTGCTGCTTGGCGTTGTTGTGCTGTTAAACCTTTCATAGAGTTTTGTAGTAGACCTGCGATTTGATTGAGGTTTTTTAATTCTCCGTTAGCATCATAAAAAGCATTTTCGCCATACTTAGTCATTAACCCTAAGTCCTGAAACAAGCCTATTTGTTTTTTGGTAGACGGCTGCAAATTCGATAACATTGTTTTTAGAGAAGTACCGGCGTCTGATCCCTTCAATCCGTTGTTTGCAAATAATCCTAATGCGATATTGACGTCTTTGAAGTTCATACCAATACCAGAAGCGACTGCTCCTACCTGCGAAAGTCCATACTGTAACTCTTCTACGCTAGTTGCCGACGCATTGGCTGTTCCGGCTAGAATATTTGCAGCGTCCGCCGCTTTCATACCGTCATCTTTAAACGCATTCAAGGCTGTTGACATAATTTCGGCCGCCTTCGCTAAATCAAGACCACCTGCTGTTGCGAGGTTTAATGCGGATTCAAGCCCACCCGCTTGTACTTGCGCAGGTGTAAGACCGGCCTTCAAAAGTTCTTCGATACCTTGACCGGCTTGTAACGCTGAGTACTTCGTCTTTGCGCCCATCTCCATCGCTAGATCAGACATCTTTTTCATCTCCGCGGAAGTTGCGCCTGTTAATGCTTTGATCGTCGACATTTGTGATTCGAAGTCCATCGCCTTTTGAATTCCGCCCAAAGCTAAACCGGTTGCACCTGCAGCCAGTGTTAATCCGGCTAACCCTGACGCCATTGATCCCGCTGCAGATTTAAACCCTCCGGCTCCACTAACGAATCTACCTTGAGCATCACGCAAACGTCCCATCGAATCTCGGTACGTATCTGTAGTACGTTGTGTATTTTTAAGAGCGCTCATCACACTTCGTAAGCCACGTGTCATATTATCCTTTAACGTTAAGACGGCGGTTAAATCATACGCCAATTATTTCGACCTCCTCTCCGCTTCTTTCTTTTCATCTTCACGCAGGACTTCTATCGATGCGTAATTCATAAGAATCTGTTTTTTGGTCCATGTATAAACCTCGTGCATAGGAATGCTGAAATGCTGAGAAATTACGTGAATCGTCCACGCATCGTCGTCGTCCCGTATTACTTTTTTGCTTGATTAAGAGTCGTATCGAATCCGCTGACTTCTAAGACTTTTTGTGAAAGTAGTACGATTTCTCCGACTTTTAGTGCCTTTTTAACGCAATCACCAGCGTCGCGAGCTCCGTAATGTTCAAGTAATGTAGGATCTTCGAAGTTGGGTTCGACACAGCTCTTAGCGATAATTAAGTTGTTCATCTCGGTATCGTTAGTAACACCGTCAAAAGTCGATTCTTCTTGCGCAGAAGTTAATTCGTCTTGATTTAACGCTTTGAGTACGAAGTCTGTATCTAATCGTTTGATATAAACCGGTTCTTGTACGTCTGGGTTAGCGCTTAGTAATGCCTCTAATGCGTTCGATTTTTTCTTTGCCATGTATAATCATCCTTTCGGTTATGTTCAAAGTTAAAGGCGAGCCGAAGCCCGCCGTATTGATTAAACGTATTGGTAGTCCGTGAAGAAGAACGGTAATTCCTCTTCTACGATTGATCCAACTTCGAAGTTAAGAAGTGGGATTGTGCTGAATTGAACGCCCTTTACACGAATCCAAGCTTTACTGTCTGGGCTTTCTGGGTCATTAATTTCGACCATTAATTCCGTAACATAAGCTGTTTTGTTTTCGTGACGGACTTGTGAAATAGCTTTAATAAAGTCATGGTTGATTTTGTAGTTAGTTAACGTACCAGTCCATTCGATAGTGGTAGCTTTTTTACCTAATGCGCGGTTACCTGCGCGTGGGATATCTTCGTAGTTAATT